TTTTGTAAGAGAGCTAAAATCTTTTTCTTTTCTGCTGGCTTTAATTGTCCAATTGCTTGCTGTACCTGGGCATATGGTGTTCCGCCTGCTGCTGGCTTAGCTGCCGCAGCGCCACCTGCTGCTGGAGCCGCTGCCGCTGGCTTTGCACCTGCCGCTGGTTCAGCTGGAGTCGCTGCTGCGCCACCTGCTGCTGGAGCTTCTGCACCTGCTGCTGCTGGTTTTGCTCCTGCTGCTGCTGGAGCTGCTGCTGGCTTAGCTGCCGCTGCTGGTTCAGCTGGAGCCGCTGCATCTGCTGCTGTTGCCGCAGGAGTTGGTGCTGCTGCGGTTGCTGGCGCTGTTCCGCCTGCTGCTGCGCCGGCTGCTGTTGGTTCTGCACCGTCATCTCCTGCGCCTGCGACAGTTTGTTTACCTGCACTAAATCCTTTCTTAATAGCAGAACCTAACCCTGCTACACCACCTGCTACTGCGCCAACGCCTTTAGCTAGTGTTCCGACACCTCTACCAACGGCACTACCAATTTTGTTTGCCAAAGGTCCTTCTTCAAGGTCTTGTATTTGTGATTCTATTAAAATTTCTGTAATTTTCATTTTTATATCCTTATGCCATTGTTGGTTCAATACGACCATCGCCGGCATCACGTGATGGTTCTGTTGCTGCTGGTTTTTTAGCTGCTGGTTTTGCCGGAGCAGCATCTCCTTGCTTAGTTAGATATTTAAGCAATCTGATCTTTCTGTCAGTTGGTAATTTCTCAACCATTGCTTTAACTTCTGCAAACTTTAATGGTTTAGCATCTGCTGGTTCACCTGCTTCTGCTCCGCCTGCACCTGGAGTTTCGGCACCTGCTGCTGCGTCAGCTGCTGGCTTTTCTTTGCCGCCGCTACCATTTTCAATTCCTAAATCTTTATAAACTGCGTCAATTGCATCTGGTGCAACACCTACACCAGTAATAATATTATATACATCATTAGAATCTGTAGGAGATCCTGCTTTTTGCCAAGCACTCTTTAACTTGTCTGCGGTAACTGTTGTAGTTAAATTCTTACCAAATGTTTTTGCAGCACCTACAGCTTTACTGGCTTTATCTTTGATCCAATCCATTGGACCTTCTTCTAGGTAACCTTCGGCAATCATAACTTCGTTTTGAATCATTACACGATTACAAATCATGTAGACCTGACCTTCACTTAATTGTTTGCCTGTTCTGTGAATAGAATTAGTTACAGCTTGTAGAGCGCCGCCCATAGTAGACTGAGCAGTGCCACCTAATGCCCTAGCTGCCGCACCTCTAGCCGATGTTTTGAATATCTGCACCATGTTGTTTGCTTGGTCGGCTTTCATTCCTTGAGCTAACAGAGCATTACCAAATTCTTCAGCTGCACTTTGAATACTAGTAGCGTCTGTAAGACCACCGTTCTCGGTGTAATTCTTTCCTGCATCCATGGCGCTGCGCATTACAGCCCTATAACCTTTAGAAACAATATCTGTCGGAGCGGTAACTGAACCAGCGTTAGGAACCGCAGCACTAGGTGTTGCATCAGGAGCAGGTGCTCCACCCTTTGGCTCGCCTTTAATATAATCACCTAACTTGCTAGCACCGTAGGCCATTGCGCCTGTCTTAGCGCCTGAATAGGCTGCGGAGCTAAATTTTTCGCCTTGTAGTAACTTGTCTGCCATCTTTAGGAGACCTAATACCGCAGCACCGCCAAGACCTGCGCCACTAATACCAGCGGCAGCAATTAAAGCAGAGTAGATAAAGCCCTGTGCAATTGGATGTTCTTTAGCAAACTTACGATAGCTCATAATGATTTTGCTAACAGCATTGTCCGGACCACCTAGACCCTTTTCAATCTTAGCTATAGCAGAGTCGTAAGCATTGTCCACATTCTTAATAGGACCACTATCTTGTACTTTTGTTTTTAGATCTTCCCAGGCTTTGTTAACGGCAGTCATTGCATCTTTGCCCTTACCTAACATAGTCCTGTTACTACCGGCATCAGTTAAACCACGTTCTACAGCCGTAAAAATTGAATCGATCTGATCAGCTGTTAGCTGAGCTTCTTGTAATTTATAACCCGCACTTTCCCATAACTGAACACTCTTAGTTTGAGAGTAATCAAGATTTTCATACAGGTAAGTGTTCTTTAGTTGTTCTAAGCGCATTTGAATTCCAACGATTAATGTATTATTTATTTAAAAGCGAGCAATGCTCGCTTGCGTTTTCGCTATCGCTCAACGCATTTTTCTTTCTTCTTTAATTATTAGGTATTGTTAACTGCGAAGCAGTTTTAAGTATTATGCAGATTGTTCAGTCACACTTAACCCAGAACGGGTTAAGATCGAGCATTATGCGAGTTGCACAAGATCACTTAGCGTTACAACAATTACAGAGGCGGTCAGCCGGTACCTCGAGTTGCGTCTTAATTCTGACGGTGGATTAATGCACATACGCTAACACATACATTAACCTAAGGGTTTCTCTCCCTTCTTTTTGCCTTGTTTACTCTATTCAAATAACCAAACCGCGGCAGTTTGCGATCGTCGTCCTGTTAAGGATAGTGGTTAAGCACTCTTTTCGGCAAGAGATTTCCGTTCCTGCGTAGTTAAACCAGGTCTTAAGGCGCCCGAAATTAGCCGGCGCTAAGCCAAATACCGAATGATTTTGCCTAAAATTATTGAGCCTGTGTACTACTTGCGGTACTTGTGTGTCTGTTAAACTTTCGGTTTTTGAAGTGATTTTATTATGTGAGAGCCGTGTACTCGAACTTGTATGTGACCGTTATAATAGTCAGTTGATTCTAAAACTTTGCGGTCAAACTGTTCTCTTGCCTCGATGTAGCTGCATTCTGCCTTGGAATTACAGTAATATAAGATTTCTCTGGTGAAGTTTTCTTTGCCTAGTGCATCTATGTCTGCTGTTAGATTAGGGCTAGAACCGTAGTAATCGCGCCAATCTGAATCTATTTTGCCTCGAATTTTTTTCTTTTTCTTGTTTCCGTTCTTTAACTTGACTACTTTATAGGTAGTCTTAGAGAACTTAGCAAGTTTTTTGCCTACATACTTGCGCCCAGAGATGTTGTTTGTGATTAGGTATACAAAGCCTACACAATCTTCTGGAAGATCGGTAACTTCGATACCCTGATAGAACCATGTCATAAAGAAGAAAACTCAAATTAGTATTCATCTTTAGTTATGTTCAATGGCCTACCATTCTTGGCATTTCTGAGTGCTTTTCTTTTTTCTCTAGTTTCTTGTATTTCTTTTCGACGCTCTAGGCAAAGTCTTCTTACTTCACCTAAAGCATTCCGTGCCTTAATTCCAGCCTCGTCGGAGCCTTTATGTTCGAATCTGTCCTGCCACTTAAAATATTCCTGGCAGGCTTTAATTATAGCCTCGTGCGTTTCAAAACTCAAGCTACAATCTCCACGTCGTTAGAGTAACTTGTGAACCCGTTTTCTTTTATAACCTTAAGAACGTGGTTAACACGACTTGTTAGATCATCTCTGTGCGAGATTAAGAATACATTCTTGTCTCTTTCACGTGTCATACGCTTAAGAACAGCAATAGAACTCTCTACGCCGCTAGCATCCATACCGGAATCTACGAGTTCATCGATAAACAACAAGTTAATTGGTCGATATAAGTTTTCCCACACATCACGGAAAGCCCAAGACATAGAAAGAATTAATCTATTTCTTTCGCCTCGGCTTAAGTTGTCAAAGTCTAAGTCTTGACCTAGTTGGGTAATAATAACACTTAGGTCGTTTTGGAACTCGACAATGTGAGGTAATCCGATACGATCTAGATAATATGTTAATCTTTGATTCAAGTGAGCTAAGTTTTGATCAATAATCTTCTTACGAACAAACGAGTCTTTGCTTGTTAACAGTTTTAACAAGAACTCTTGATGTTCTTTAACTCTAGTCAACTGATTAATACCGTCCCAGTCAATTTCTTGAAGGGCAGTTTTCTTTAATTCTTCAATTTGTTCGCCGTAGGGGTTAACTTCAGACTCTTTAGTTGTAAGTTCTTTGGCTAAACTATCTAAAGTGTTCTTGTGATTCAACGCTTCTTCTAAGTTATCGTAGATAACCTGCGGACAATTAGTAGCTTCTCCTAAGAGCTTTAAAGACTGATTAAGAGATTCGAGTTCGGTAGCATACTCTTCAATAGCACTTTGACTATCTTCTAGCTGTTTAGTCTTAGTAGACACCATACCGTCATGCTTCTCGTCGTGAAGATCCTGACCACAAGCATGGCATTTATGATTTAATAGACTGTCTAGTTCCGCAGTTAGCTTGTTATAAGTCTTATATTCTTTTTCAATCGCAGAAGTTTGTCTAGCAATTAAGCTATTTTGACTATCTCGTTCTTTTTTATTCTTGTTCCACTCGATTAGCGCACGTTGATTAACAATCTCTTGTTCGATGTTAATGTGATCTAAAACATCAATACTCTTTTTTAAGTTTTCAATAGCAGCAGATTTAGTTTCTTCCCACAATCTTTGCTTTCTTTCAAGTGACTCAATGCTTTGTTGTATGCGATCGTTACTAGCTTTTATAGTTTCAATGCGAGTGTTTTCAGTAGCAATAGCATCCTTTGTAAGTTTTACCTGTTCCTTCAATGCTTCTGCTTTTTCAGACAACAGAGTAATACCTAAAAGCTGTTCGATAATGTTGCGCTGATCCGCAGCCTTCATAGAAAGGAACGGTTCAGTGTAAGTGTTTAGTGCAACCAAGTGCTTAAACATATCGTGACTCATAGAAAAACATTCTTCAATTGCTTTTTGTGTTTCTCTAGAATCGCCTTGGCTTTCGTCTTGTCCATCTAACGACTGTTCAGTTCCGTTGATGCTAAATCTTAATAGATTAGGCTTACGTCCTCGCTCGATGTGATATTCAACACCGTCTTTTTCAAACGTAACTGTAACTAACATGCCCTTGCCGTTAATCTTATTAACAAGGTTATCTTTTTTGATGTTTGTTAGAGCGTTTCCGTAGATAGCGTAACTAAGGCCGTTAATGATTGTAGTTTTGCCTGTACCGTTACGAGCACCAGAATCATCTCCGCCTAAGTCTAAGTTCTCACCTAGTACAAGTGTAAGTTGACCGCGGTCAAAGTCAATAGCTTGAGTCTGGTTGCCCACACTCATAAAATTACGGACAGTTAAATTCTTAATCTTGATCATAGGTCTCTGTAAATCTCCAATAACAGATTTTTGTCAAAACTGTCACTTTCAATAGCGTTGATTTGATTCATTACAATAGTGTCAACGGATTCAAATTTAATATCGATAGGTACCGCTGTACTTTCGACTTCTACTTTTTCTGGAATTAGCATTAACTCACGCAGGTTATACTGCGGAATAAATGTTTCTCTAATAAAATTAGCTTCTTCAAAACTAATAGGCAGATCAATTGTAACCCGGCAATGCATCTTTTCTCGAAGAAGTTTGTCCGGAGTGTCAATAATCTGGCTTAGTTTGTAAAGACGGTATACTGGTTGCTTGTCCCATGTTTTAAATTCTGGAGTACCACCCCACTCAAGGATCATCATTCCACGCTCATCGTCTCCTGCATCAGCGTAGTTGTGTGGGAAAGCATTGCCAATGTAGCTAATGTTCCGACCCATTTGACGTTTATGGAAATGCCCACTAAACACATACTCTTGATTTACAAAGTGTGAGCTTTGTAATTGTCCATGATCTGGCATTTGCACCATAGCATTCATATAAAAGCTAGGCAGTTCTAAGTGTCCAAAGATATATCGGCTCTTAATGTTAGGAATATTTTTCCATTCGTCGCCTACTAACCAAGGCATAATAGTTACATCACCTTCAGTTAGTGTATCCTTAATAGGAATGATGTTAGGAAACAATCTCATAAACTCTACAGAGTTAATCTCACGTTTGTCTTTATAGAACAAATCGTGGTTTCCTAGAATGAAGTACACTTTTTCAAACGAAGAGCTTAGTCTCTCTAAATTAGAAACTGTGTAATTCATAGTACTAACATCAGTTGTACTACGATTGTGGTGCCAGTCACCTAGGAAGATTGCAGTTTCGCAACCTTCGGCTTTGGCTGTTTCACAGAACCAAGTTACAAAATCCTCGCAATCTTGGTTGTGTGTTCTACTTCCTGATTTTAAACCGAAATGGATATCGGTAAAACATGCTGCTTTCTTGAATAGACTCATAGGTTTAGTATAAAGGGATGATCTCTAAAGATCAATCCCAATCGTTACTTGTGTTACCGTTAGTGATTACTGGTCCGCTTAGGTTACCGCCGTTGCCGCCGCTATTCTGGCGAGTCCAACTTGGGTTCATACCGTTCATCTCCAGTATGTCATCTCTAATGTTTTGGTTACGTTTTTCGATGTTGATGATTCGCACGAATGAATTAGTAACGGCAGCAGTATAATAAGCAAAAGGATTATCCGATTTTGATTCATCAAATTGTAGTCCTATCTGAGTAAGTTGAAGAATTGCTTGCCCACGCATTTCGTCGTTGTAAGTATAACCACGAACGTTACCTCTGGTAGCATATCTTTCGCATAACTTAATAAACATACGAGCTAAGTTATTGGTCATTTGACCGTGCTCTTTGTCAAACTTACCAGTTTTAATTCCACCTTTCCAGTGGCTCTTTCCTACACATACAAGATTGTCGTTTTCATCAAACTTCCAATGTTGGAATGGAGGAAAGTTTACTTTCTCGTGGCTGTCTGCGGTATTTTTAATTGTTTTCTTTCGACCTGGCGCAAGTGGAATATGCTCAAAGGTCATTACACGGAATACTAGGTCTTGCTTGTTAATTTTTTTGTAATCAACTTCGCATTCTTTTAAACTTTTCTTCTTCTCTGCCGCTGCGTATGCTTCTTTAGTCATTTTAGAAGCTCTGTTCCTTTTGGCTTCTGCAATAGTTCTAATATTAATTTTTTCTAAACTAGGAACAATAATATCGTATTCGTGGTATTCTGGTTTAGTAAAAGAACAGTACGTATTCTTGCTTAAATGTATTTCTTTTAGTAAATCCTTGTTTGTAAGATACTTGATCTTCGGTGGTTGTGTCATTATTTTCAGTCCTCTGCTACTTATAATAATAGCACATTTCTATTCTAATAAATAGATAAAACAGGATCAATCTTACCAAAATGAGTCTACCTACTAATCCTTTTGCTTCTTTAATTTCAAAAGTAAGTGAAAGTCTAACACAAGTTACTAATGAAGGATCAGCTAAATTGCAGTCCGGAGTTAGCCAACTATCTAAAACTAACTTAGATAGTAAAATTTCTAGTCTTGCTGGAGAGTTAGGTAGCGGCCTAAACGGAGCTACATCTGGAATTAAAAATTCTCTTAATGCAGCAGGTTTTGGTGAAGCTGCTGGTAAATTTAGTGCCCTAACAGGAGCAGCAGGAAAAAGTCTAGCAGGCCTTCAAAGTCTTGCCGGTAGTACAAGTGCTGTGAAAGCAGATATTACTAGCAGCCTAAGTAAATTTGCTGGAGGAGACCTAGGAGGTGGTCTTAAAGATGCTGCTGGAGCAATTGGAAAAGCTGCGGGATCTCTTAACGATATTTTAAGTTTAAGAAGAGCATCAAATATTCCTTCTGGTGCAGACTTTTTTAAAAATCAGTCAGCAGCAATTCAATTAGACCCTGGAGCCAAAGATGATTGGCGTGTAAGAATCAATGCTCCCTGGAATCTTTTTAATTCTGCTATGTTTTCTCGACTACAGGAAACCGGGGGAGTAGTGTTTCCTTATTTGCCTAACATAACAGTTTCGACAAAAGCAGACTACCAAAAGGTAGATTTAACTCACAGCAACTATCCTTACTATTCATATAAAAGTAGTACAGTTGACGATATTCAAATCAGTGGAGAGTTTACAGCAGAAACAGAAATGGATGCGGCCTATTGGATAGCTGCCACAACATTTTTTAAAACTGCAACAAAAATGTTTTTCGGCAAAGGTTCAAACGTAGGCAACCCTCCAATTATTTGTCATCTTTATGGATACGGTGCAAGTGTGTTTGACAAGGTTCCTGTTATTATTACAAATTTTTCTGTAGACTTAAAAGAAGACGTTAACTATGTAAAGTGCAACAGTTTTAATACAAACACATGGGTTCCAATTGTTAGTACAATTTCTATAACATGTGTTCCGGTTTACAGCAGAGAGGCATTGAGAGAATTTAATCTTCAAAGTTATGCATCTGGTAAAATGGTTGGACCTGGCGGAGTAGGATTCTTATAATGGCAGATTATACTAAATCGTCGCCTTGGGCGGCAACACCTCAAAACAATTTTTACCTAGAAACATTTAGGATTAGACCAGTGCCAGCAGAATCAGATGATTTTAGATACGTAATTGAAAATCAATATAGGCACAGACCAGACTTGCTGGCATATGATGTTTACGGCAATGCTAAACTTTGGTGGGTCTTTGTACAGCGTAATATGGAAGTCCTAAAAGATCCAATATACGATTTTATTCCAGGGACAGTTATCTATTTGCCAAAACAACAGAACCTAGAACAGTTCTTAGGAGTTTAATATGGCAACTCCGGACACCGTTAAGAAACCAGATGGAACTCCAGTATCTCCTGCGCCTGCGGCCTCTGCGGTATCTTCCGGCACGGCACAAAGAACAACAGGAAAAGCATCAGAAGGACTAAAAGCAGTTGAGATTGCCGGCGGTCAAGCAATTGTTAATGTAGTTTCTAATCCCTTACACAAATTTGCATCTTATACAACTGCGTGGACCATGGCATGTTTAACTAAAGAACAATTTAATAAGCCAAGCCTATATAGAGAAAATGATGCAGCTTTAACCGGAGTAGTTTTTAGCTCCGGCGGAAGGTACGGAAATCAAAGAGCTAAAACCGATTCAGGAATTCCTGAGTATTTTGTCGACAATTTTGTCATGCAATCGGTCATTGCTGCAAGTCCTAAAACAGGTAACAGTAATGCAGTTAAATTTAGTTTTGAGATTATCGAACCTTACAGTATGGGCTTGCTCCTGCAGAGTATGCAGGTTGCGGCCTTACAAAACAAATATGCAAACTATCTGGATAACGCACCTTACCTATTAAAGTTAGACTTTATGGGGTGGGACGAGAAGATGGGACAGTATAAAAATGTTAAATCAAAATACTTTGTTATGAAATTAACAAGTATTAAATTTGAAGTTACTGAATCCGGAAGCAAATATAGAGTTGAAGGAGTTCCTTATAATCATCAAGGCTTCTCCGATGCTTATAACATCACTTATACAGATATGAAACTTAAAGGCAGCACAGTTAGAGAAGCTTGTACTGCTTTAACTGATGTTTTAAATGGCAACGAAAAAACATTAGTTGATGAAAAAAGAATTGGTATAGGCGACAAGTATATTATTGAGTTTCCTACTGAAGGATCTAAATCTCAAATTTTTAAAACGCCTCCTAAAGAAGAAAAGAGTGCAGTTAAAAAATTAGATGAAAAGCCTCCGAAAACAGCAGGGCAACCTAAGCCAGCTAAAGATGATGACACTGTAGTTGCAGACCCTAACGACATAGGCGGATCAACATTTGGATTTGATGCATCAACTGGTGGTAACTTTAGTTTTGGATTTGAAAGGGATAAGATTGATGAAAAAACAGGTTTGGTAAAAAGAGACAAAGTTACTATTGATCCTAAGAATAGAGAATTTCTTTTCTCTCAAAAACAAAGTCTAACAGATATTATTACACAGTTGATTATTAGCTCAAAGTATGCTAAAGATGCGTTAAATCCAAAAAGGTTAACCGATGACGGATTTATACGTTGGTTTAGATTAGATGTTCAAATGAAGTTTGGAGACTTTGATGAAATTCAAGGAGACTTTGCTAAGATATTAATTTATCGAGTAGTTCCTTATCTAGTACACCACACCATTTTTCAAAGTCCTAATGCTACTCCGTATGGATATAAAGAACTTGAAAAGAAAATTGTTAAAAAATACAACTATATCTACACTGGCGAAAACGTCGACGTTATAAAATTTGACATTCAAATTAATAATCTATTCTTTACCGGTAATAATGCAAGTCCAGAATCAAGTTCGGCTTTAGTTTCTAATCCCGATCAGGGAGGACCAGCACCAGATCCCGGTAAGAAAGTTGAAACCAACGCCGGTAATGCCAAGCAAACTCAGCTGGCATACACCGGTCGTCGAAGATTAATGAGAGATCCTAATTCTTTGACAAATGTAAACCAAGGTGGTAACTCAGATAAGAGTACAGAACAAAAAGTAGCAGAAGCATTTCATAGAGCTTTTATTACAGGTTCAAGTGCTGACATGGTTACAGTAGATTTAGAAATACTTGGAGACACTTATTGGCTAGTAGATAACGGAATGGCAAATTATTTTGACGAGCCAAATCCTAATACTCCTCAAATTTCTGCAGACGGATCTGCAAACTACGAAGGCAGCGATGTTTTTATTTTTATTACATTTAAAACACCTTCGGATGTAGATCCTGTAACAGGCCTTTACAAATGGCCATACAAGGGAAAAACATCCCCTTTCACTGGAATTTATAGAGTTACCTTAGTGGAAAGTAATTTCTCTGGAGGTTTCTTTAAACAAAAACTTAAGTGTATTAGGATGCCGTTGCAAGACAAGGACATGGAAGGTCTAGTAGCTGTTAACGCTACAAAAGATGATGCCATTGCATCAGAGATTAAAGAACCTAAAAAGGATACCGGTCGAGTTAATGATGTAGCACCTCCAAAAGTAAAGATAGAACCTAAGCCTCCAGCACCACCGGTGTTAGCAGAGTTAGGAACTTTTGCTTCAGCTGCATCTAATAAGATAGCTTCTACATTTGGATCTGTAACCAACAAGATATCCAGTCTTGCTAATTCAGCATCTAGTTTAAAAGTACCTTCGGCTTCTCAAATTATTTCTCAAGCTACTAATAGCAACAATACAGATAACACAGCATAGGATAAAGAATGGCGCAGATAAGAAGAGTCCCGGTATCGAAAACCAACAAAACTAACGTTGGAACGGGAATATATTTGGCTAGAGTTATTAGCCATCTTGATCCCTCATTTATGGGATCATTAGAAGTTACATTGATGCGTGAGCAAGGTAATAAACTTGGAGATAATAATCAAGTTTATATTGTAAAGTATGCAAGTCCCTTCTTTGGATCTACTGCATACGAATTTTTAGGAAAAAATACAGCTACTAAGTCTAGCATACCCCCTGGCGATAATCCTAACAATAAAAATAAGCCCGCAGGAACAACCGCAGAAGCTTATAACGATACTCAAAAATCTTACGGTATGTGGTTTGTACCTCCCGATGTTGGTGTAACGGTCCTTGTAGTATTTGTTGACGGAGATCCTACACAAGGGTATTGGATTGGTTGTGTACCTCCTCGCTTTGCTAACCACATGGTACCAGCAATTGCTTCTTCGCCTAACGCTGATGTTTCGTCAGACGATAAAAAGAAATTTAATTCTAAATTAGATTTGCCTGTAGCAGAAATTAATAAAAAAATTAATGCTACTGAAAAAAGCATAGATGCCGACAAAATTAAAAAACCTGTACACCCTATTGCTGATGTATTTTTAAGACAAGGCTTGCTTGAAGATGACATTCGAGGAATTACCACAACTTCATCAAGAAGAGAAGTTCCTAGCTCTGCATTCGGAATTTCAACACCCGGTCCGGTAGATAGAAGAAATAATGCCAAACGTGCGCCTATAGGAAAAACACAAGGGCCAAGCCCATCGCCAGTACCTGTTAGTCGACTTGGCGGCACACAGTTTGTAATGGACGACGGCGACGATCGGTATGTTAGAAAACAACCAGCTTCTGTATTAGGACAAGGATCTGCATATGCAGATGTCCTAAAAGGAGAAAAAGGCGATCCTACAATCCCTTACTCAGAGTATTTTAGAATTAGAACAAGAACTGGCCATCAGTTATTGATGCACAACAGCGAAGATTTAATCTACATTGGAAATGCTCAAGGAACTACATGGATAGAAATGACCAGCAATGGTAAGATTGACATCTATGCTAAAGACAGTGTAAGTGTTCACACTGAAAACGATTTTAATTTTTATGCCGACAGAGATGTAAACATTGAAGCTGGTAGAAATATTAATATGAAAACTAACAGCGGTCGTTTGCAAGCAGAAATCGCAACAGACCTAAATATTTTAGTAAACAGCACTGGAAGGATTACTGTAGGTAGTGACTTTAACTTACTAGTTGGTTCTGACACAAAAATGTCTACTAAAGGAAATTTTAACATCGCAGCCGACGGCGATAACAGATTTAGTGCTGTGGGAGATACAAGCATTGGTAGTGGTGGTTCTCACAAAGAAACCGCAGGAACAATCTTTATGAATGATGGTGCAGGAAATGCTACACCTGCCGATCTTGCCGACTTTGTTAGACCTTTAGAATTACACAAAAACATTGTAACAAGCACAACAAAAAATTGGGCAGATACCAAATATCAGTCGGGTACAATAAACAGCATTATGAAAAGAATACCAATGCACGAGCCTTGGGTTTTACATGAAAATTTTGCACCAGATAAGTTTACTCCTTCTGGAACCGATAGGGAACAACAATAATATGGCCATTACTAAACTATACAATAAAAAAACAGTAGCTAGCAATTTTGCTAAAGTGTCAACTGACGCCGGCACATTTACCTACAGAGGGTTTAGCAGCAACAATAATAAAAAAAATTACAAGCTCTATGACCTAGACTTAGTTAAGCAAGATTTGTTAAATCACTTTTATATTCGTAAAGGTGAAAAGTTAGAAAATCCTAGCTTTGGAACTGTTATTTGGGATATTCTTTTTGAAAATTTCACAGAAGAAGTAAAACAAATTGTTTCCCAAGATGTTGAAACAATTTTAAATTACGATCCTAGAATATCTGTAAACGCTGTAATTATTGACACTACTGACCAAGGTTTGCGTATTGAAGCAGATGTTACATATTTGCCTTTTAACATCAACGAGCGCATGGTTTTAAACTTCGATAAGAACAATAATACATTGGTTAATAGAAATAATTTCAATATATGACCAGTTAATTTTTCCTGGTAAATACTAGGCGAGACTGAAAAATGACAACTACATCTAGACAAAACAACCTAATCTTAAATCAAGACTGGACACGAATTTACCAGACATTTAAGAACGCCGACTTTAAATCCTACGATTTTGAAAACCTACGTAGGGTTATAATCACGTACCTACGTGAAAACTATCCAGAAGATTTTAACGATTATATCGAGTCTTCGGAGTATATGGCGCTAATTGATGCAATTGCATTTATTGGTCAAAGTTTGTCATTTAGAATTGATCTAGCTAGTCGCGAAAACTTTTTAGAGCTTGCAGATAGAAGAGAAAGCGTTTTACGTATTGCAAGAATGCTTGGCTATAATGCCAAGCGTAATATCCCCGCTTCTGGTTTACTAAAGTTTACAACTGTTAGTACAACTGAAGAATTGGTAGACAGTAACGGCAGAAATCTCTCAGATCAAATTGTTAGTTGGAATGACCCTACTAACACAAATTGGCTTGAACAGTTTTTATTAATTTTAAACTCTTCAATGGCCGACAATACTGAATTTGGTCGAAGCCAAGGCACGGGCACAATTCAAGGAATTAATACAGAACAATATAGATTTAAGTCGGCAATTTCTGACATTCCGTTGTTCTCTTTTAATAAAACTGTAGCTAGTAGAACAATGAACTTTGAACTTGTTAGTACAAGTTTTAGAGGCCAAGAATACATTTACGAAGAACCGCCAACTCCCGGCAATCAGTTAGGATTTATCTATCGTCAGGATGGAAAAGGTCCTGGAAGTGCAAACACTGGATTCTTCATGATGTTCAAACAAGGTAGTTTAGAACTTGCAGATTTTTCAGTCGATGTTCCAACTACAAACGAAACTATTGCCGTTGGTGCAGAAAACATCAACAACGACGATGTATGGTTGTTTAATTTAGATTCTAACGGAACACAAACAAATCAGTGGACAAAAGTTAGCAGCTTAACTGGTAATAATATTGCCTACAATAGTTTACAAAACAACATTAGAAATATCTATGCAGTGTCTACAAAAGAAAATGACACAATTGAATTAGTTTTCGCAGACGGTGTCTACGGTAACTTGCCACAAGGAACGTTCCGCGTTTACTACAGAGTATCTAATGGTTTAAGTTATTCTATTTCTCCTGCAGAGATGAGAGGTGTTACTGTTTCTGTTCCTTATGTTAGTAAAACAGGAAATTTAGAAACATTAACAATTGGCCTAGGTTTAAATTATACAGTAACTTCTGCTTCTGCGGCTGAATCTACCGATAACATTAGAACAGCAGCACCTGCGTTATATTACACTCAGAATAGAATGATCACAGCTGAGGATTATCAGCTTGCTCCTTTATCTAGTAGTCAAGAAATTTTAAAAGTCAAATCTATTAACAGAACTTCTAGCGGCATTTCTAGAAATTATGAAATTATTGATGCCAGCGGAAAATATAGTTCTGTTAGAGTTTTCGCTGACGATGGTTATGTTTATAGAGAAGAAATTGAACGTAATCTAAATTTAAAATTTACAAATAGATTAGATATCATTAATTTTATTAGAAATAAAATTGAACCTATCTTTACCTCGACTGATGTCTACAATTTTTATTTTACAAAGTTTGACAAAGTGTTATTTGTTGACAATAACATTGTGTGGAGATCAATTTCAACAGGAATTAATCAGTCCACTGGTTATTTTCAAAATAAAATCGACGCCTCTATTTTAGGAGTCGGAACATTTAGCACAAGTAGTTTAAAATATATCTATCCTAATTCTTTAATTAAATTTGTTCCTCCTGCAGGGAAAGCATTTAAAAATGGAAAAATTGTTGATGTAGACGTTACTGACTTAGATCAGCGTTCTTATATTTGGACTAAAGTTATTAGTGTTGCAGGAGACGGAACAGCCGCCAACACTGGAACACTAGCGTCCGGTCTTGGCCCAATTATGTTCAGTGATGTTATTCCCGATACTGCTATTGCAAGAAGAATTGTTCCTAAGTTTGTGAACAATCTACCTACCGGTATTGAACAAGAAATTGTTAGTCAACTAATCGAAAATCAAAACTTTGGTCTAAGATACGATTATACAACCTCTTCTTGGAAAGTTATTATTGCTCCTAACATTGATTTGGTTAATTTATTCAGCTTGGGAAAAGCAGGAGACAATACTAGAAATAACTTAGATGCTTCTTGGATTATTGCTTTTGTAAAAAAAGCAGATCAGTATGTTATTAGAATTAGAGGCATGGATTATGTTTTTGGTAGTTTACAACAAAATAGATTTTATATTGACATTAACAAAAAAGTCTTTAATGCCCAAACAGGCGAAGTAGTACGAGACGAAGTTAAAGTTCTTGGAATCAATGCCGGCGCAGATAGTACAGCATTAAAACGAGATATTGCATTTTCTATCGATAGTACTATTAAATTTAATGACGGTTATGAAAGCGATAACGAAATCAAGATAGCATTCTCAGATAGAGACGATGACGGAGTTATTGATGATCCAGAAGCATTTTCTCAAATTGTTGGAGAAGATACAGAGCTTAAATTTATTTTCTTTAAAGAAACTAAAGATTCTTCTGGTAACGTTACCTTTGAAGTTGTTGACGAAACAGTGACTCCTATTGCAATTGTTCAAAGAGAAGCTACTGTTAATATCAACGACTATAATAATGGTGACTTAATTTATTTTTATGATGTAAATGAAAACAGAGTAAAGAAAGTTGACAAGACAACTAACACTTTGATCCTTCAACCATCGTACAAAGCAAACTTTGGTCGTAAAGGCCTTAAATTCCAATACGTTCATAATGCTTCAGAAGATAGAAGAATTGATCCTAGCTCAAGCAATATTATTGATGTATTTTTATTAACAAGAAATTACGACACAGCATTTAGAAATTATGTTTTAGGAAACACTGCAACGCAGCCAGCAGCTCCTTCGATTGATTCGTTAAGGATTGAGTTTGGTTCAAAGTTGAATAACATTAAATCTATTAGCGATGAAATTGTTTATCATCCAGTGAAATATAAAGTTTTGTTTGGATCTCAAGCAGAAGACAAATTACAAGCAACATTTAAGGTTGTAAAAAATCCTAACAAAACCATCAACGACAACGATTTAAAAGTTAGAATAGTGTTAGCTATAAATGAATTCTTTGACATCAACAACTGGGACTTTGGGGATAAGTTTTATCTTAGCGAACTTACCACATACGTATTAAACTCAGTGGTACCTGATGTAAGTAATTTAATTGTAGTACCAAAACAATCCTCACAATCTTTTGAAAGTTTATTTGAAATTCAATCAAGGTCAGATGAAATTTTCATTAGCGGTGCAAAAGTCGACGATATTGAAATTGTGACAACTATCAGCGGCATAACTAGCGACGTAACAGTATAAAATGGCAAACGATATTTTCCCTAAGAGTCAATTACCGATCAGAAGAACTGTAGATTTACTACCTACAATTTTTAGAACTGAGACAAATTCCAAATTCTTTGGCGCAGTATTAGATCCTTTAGTTCAGCCTGGCGTCTTAGAAAAAACAACAGGATACATTGGAAGAAGATATGGTAAAACTTTTAAAGCTACCGATATCTATCTTGATGACGATGCCACACTTCGTAGTAGATACCAGCTCGAGCCTGGTGTTGTAACTAAAAACAACTCTAGTGTAATTGAAAGCTTTTCGGACTACATTGATCTTAAAAATCAAATTAAATTCTTTGGTAACAACGAAGAAGACGATACTAAGACAGTTGGTCAACAACATTTCACATGGGATCCTCCTATTGACTGGGATAAGTTTGTTAACTACAGAGAATATTTTTGGGAACCACTAGGACCTCCTCCAGTTGACGTGGCAGGAAATTATACTGGTGTTACAAGCACATATAAAGTTTCTTTAGGATTTGGTTCTACATATATTTTTAGTCCAGACGGGTTTACAAATAACCCAACATTAGTTCTATATAGAGGACAAAAATATACTTTCAAAGTAAATGCCCCTAACGAAGGTTTTACAATTAAGACTAACTTCGACACTGGTAGTCTATTGTTTAATCCTATCCTGTCTTATGTAGAAGGACAACTAGTTGTATTTGAAGAAAAACTGTGGAGAGCTAAAAAAGACATTTCTCCTGCAGACGGAAGTACAATTGACGAAAATTCAGAAAACTGGGAGCTTGTTGAAAAAGTAGGAGCAGGTACTGCTCTAAACTATAACAACGGAGTTACTAATAACGGAACAGAAAAAGGCAATGTAATCTTTGAAGTTCCTTTTGATGCTCCGGATGTTTTATTCTATCAGTCCTCAGTAACGCCAGATAGATTTGGTCGCTTTGTAATATCTGACATCGAAGACAATACAAAGATTGACATTGAAAAAGAAATCATCGGAAAAGAAACATATAAGAGTAGTAATGGTGTAGAATTCACAAACGGATTAATCATTAATTTCCGAGGAAAAGTTACACCTGAAAAATATGCTACAGATACTTGGATTGTTGAAGGAGTAGGAGAGTCTATTGCATTAAAGAGATTTAATGATTTAGTGGCTCCCACACTTGCTAATAATACACTTGAAGTATTGTTTGACAACGGCGGTTTCGATACAGAACCGTTTGACGATGCCGCATCTTATCCTGCAACAAAGGATTATATTGTAATTAACAGGACATCAAAGGACTCAAATCCTTGGAGTCGTTACAACCGATGGTTCCATAGAAGCGTATTAGAATATGCTTACAAATCTAGAGGACAAGATTTCCCAGCCAACGAGGCGTTGAGAGCTAAACGTCCAATTATTGAGTTCCAGTCGGACCTTCAACTTTTTAATCATGGTTCCGTATCTAAAGATACAGTAGACTACGTTGACACATTTACTGATGATGTTTTTAGCAAAATTGAAGGTAGTACAGGTTATAACATTGACGGAGAATTCTTGTTTGATGGCGCACGAGTATTGGTTGTTGCAGACACCGACAGTCTAACAAATAACAAGATTTACAAAGTACAATTCATTACTCACAATAGCAGAAAACAAATTCACTTAAAATTAGAACAAGACGGTGAATCTGTTTTAGGAGAATGCGTCTTAGTTAAGAGAGGAACTGTTAATGCTGGAAAGATGTACCACTTTAACGGATCTAACTGGGTTAGAAGTCAAGAAAAAACAGCAACAAATCAAGCACCGTTGTTTGATGCGTTTGACAAGAACGGTGTAAGTTTTTCTAATCAAGAAACATATCCAGTTAGCTCTTTTGCTGGGTCTAAATTATTGTCATACAAGGTCGGAACAAGTACAGCTGATCCTGAATTGGGATTTAGTCTAAGTTACCTAAACATCGATAACGTCGGCGACATCCAGTTCGATTGGTCTTGGGACAAAGAAACTTTTAGATATCTTAGCGAAAAGATTTTAAACACTGTTGAAATCTCTTCCGGCTTCTACTTGTTTAACAACAGTAAAGGTTATAGAAATGGTTGGGAACAATTTGAATCTAGTTTTGTTCAACCAATTATTGATTCTGTTAAAATTACAGAAAGTACAGATACAGTAACTTTACAAACAGTTGACTGGACAGCGTTTGATGCAGATGAAACTGCAAGAATTAATTTCTATCTTAACGGTTTTAAGATTGTTCCAACCTATACAAGATTTAATAATAGGTTTACTTTTAATACAACATTCTCTGCAGGCGATGTGTTGTCTTTAAAGATTGTTTCTAAAGTAGAACCGTTATTTGGATACTATGAACTTCCTGTCGGTCTAGAAAAGAACCCACTAAATCAAGATCTACAATACTTTACATTTGGCGAAGCATCTGACCACTTGTCTACAGCAATTGAGTGGGATACTGATTTTGTTGGATCTATTCCTGGAGATTCTAATCTTAGAAATTTATTCTCTTACAGAAAATTTGGAAAACGATTCTTAAAGCACTCTGGTATTGCACCACTGTCTTTATTCTTGTTATGCGATAAAAAGTTTAATGCAGTTAAAGCTCTCCAATTTGCAAAAAGATCGTATTCGGAATTTAAAAACAGTTTTATTGTTAAGGCCACAGAATTAGAATATAACGAAAATACATCAGATTTCGTTGACACAATTCTTAACGTTTTAGGTAAAACAAAAAATTCAGCAAGTTCATTCGCTGATTCTGACATGGTTGGTAGCGGAGCTTTTGCTACAATTACCTACGAAGTCGAGGATACAGGAATTAAAACCTTCTCGTTGTCAGAGAAATTTAATACAGACGAATTAAGCCGTCGCGCAGTTTATGTTTACATAAATGGTAACCAGCTATTGATCACACGAGATTACGAGTTCAATTCTACATTCGGTTACGTTACTTTAAAAATAGAATTAGCCGAGGGCGATATTGTAGAAGTTCGCGAATACGTATCCACTAGCTTTAATTACATCCCTCCTACACCTACTAAGTTAGGGTTATACAAAAAGTATACTCCTATGAAGTTTGTTGACGATACTTACACTGAGCCTAAAGAAGTTATTCAAGGCCACGACGGAAGTATAACTGTTTGTTACGGCGATTATAGAGACGATCTATTATTAGAATTAGAATACAGAATTTATAACAACATTAAACAAACTTATGATCCTGCATTGTTTGACATCGATCAAACATTTGGCGGTTACTACGGTAATGCAGAATTTAAAAAGTCTCAGGTTGACAATGTTGTTAACCAAGAGTTCTTAAAGTGGATTTCTAACACAAACATTGGTTATACATTAAACGAATATTTTGATTCAGAAAATTCGTTCACCTACACTTATAGTAATATGACAGCCCAGTCTTCTGGGGATAACTTGCTTGGATGGTGGAGAGGTGTATACCAATGGTTCTACGATACTGATCGCCCACATCGTTGCCCATGGGAAATGTTAGGTTTCAGTGAACAACCATTATGGTGGGAATCAGAATACGGTGCAGCACCGTATACAAGTAATAACCTAATTCTTTGGGAAGATTTACGTGATGGAATTATTCGTCAAGGAGAAAGAGCAGGAACACACCTAAGATATCAACGACCAACACTGATGTCTCACATTCCTGTTGACGGCGACGGTAAACTATTAAGTCCGTTAGATTCCGGACTAGCAAATAATTTTACATTGATTAATAATCAAGGTAGTTTTGTATTCGGAGATATTTCTCCAGTTGAATACGCTTGGAGATCGAGTAGCGAATGGCCGTTTGCTGCGGTTATTGCTATGATGTTACTAAAGCCTTTTGATTTTATTAACAAAGGTTTTGACTTATCAAGAAAAACTACAAACATTAGAAATCAGTTAGTAAGCACTGTAACACACAAATTCTTTACAATTGACGATATTGTTGTTCCTGAAGCAGGATCCGAGTTAACATCTGGTATTGTAAACTATCTTGCATCTTATGTAAAATACCTAGGATTAAGTGTATCTACACTTAAAGAAAAACTATCTACAATTGATGTAGCACTGAGCTCTAGAATTTCTGGATTTGTTGACAAAGCACAACAAAAATATCTATTAGATTCTAAGAGTCCAAAGAGTGCAAGCAGCAGTATTTTTATTCCTCCAGAAAACTATGACATTATTTTTAATGTCAGCTCTCCTGTTGCTGCAATTGGCTATAGCGGAGTTTTAATTGAGAAAACAGCCAGAGGATGGCAGTTGCAAGGATATGATTCTATTAATCCTTATTTTAATTATTACGAAGCAGTCCCAACACAAACAGATCCTTTGATTTCCGTAGGAGGAATTAGTGCAACATATTCTGAGTGGACTTCTACTAGATCGTTTAACAACGGTGAAATTGTTTCTTACAGAGGCGACTATTATCGCGCAGTTAAAACTAACCAGTCTGCTGAGTTTGATTCATCTAGCTGGACAAGAATTCCTAAGCTGCCTATTGTAGGGGCAGTCGAAGCTTTCCAAAGAAGAAACTTTAACACATTCAATTTAAAGAGAATGAGTTACGGTGAAGAGTTTACTACAGTTCAACAAGTTGTTGACTTTATGTTAGGCTACGAAGCTTACTTAAAGAGCATTGGACTGGTCTTCGATCAGTATGACACTGTATTAAAAGTTTCTAAGAACTGGACAACATCTGCAAAAGAATTTATGTTCTGGACCAGACACAATTGGGATGTTGGATCGTTAATTACACTAAGCCCGTTGGCCGAAAAAGTTGAAATTTCGCTGCCAGTTGGTGTTGCTGAAAGTTTCTTAGATAGCTTCTATGAATATCAAATTTTAAAGAGTAACGGAACTCCTTTACGTCCTGAGTTTATCAATGTAAATCGTGGATTCCAAAATATCTCAGTTTCTATTACTGACACATCTGAAGGTATCTACTTCTTAAAGGCATTCTATGTCTTAAAAGAAAACGTTGTTGTGTTCTCGGATCGCACAGTTTTTAATGATGTAATATATGAAAAGACAACTGGTTATAGACAAGACAGGATCAAAGTACAGGGATTCCGTACTACAGATTGGGACGGTGATTACACAAGTCCAGGCTTCCTGTTTGACAATGTTAGTATCGATACATGGTCTCCTTTTGTAGATTATAAACTAGGAGACATTGTTCAATATAAGTCTTATTACTGGGTAAGTCAGTATAATCAGGATGGTACAGAAGATTTTGATGACTCTAAGTGGAGCAAGTTGGATTCTACTCCTACTAAGTCCTTAGTACCTAACTTTGACTATAGAATTAACCTATTTGAAGATTACTTTGAAGTAGACACAGACGGAGTAGGCCTAACACAAAGAGAATTGGCAAGGCATACTATCGGATACCAGACTAGAGAGTATCTACAAAATCTAGCAGAAGATCCGGTTACACAGTTAAGACTCTACAGAGGATTTATCCGCGAAAAAGGAACAAATAATTCTGTAATTAAGATTTTTGACAAGATGAGCGATTCGTCTAAGTCGAGTATTGTACTGAATGAAGAATGGGCATTTAGAGTAGGTCGCCTTGGAGGCATCGATCAAGTACAGGAACTAGAAATTGAATTAGATAAGTCTAAATTCTTAATAGATCCTCAACCGATTATGTACGTTGATTCGTTACCTTCTTTCCCTACAGATCGATACTATCGAGTTGATCCAACTAACTTTACAATTTTACCTAAGACACTTGATGCAGGTTTAATTCCTACATCGTATGAATCGCTACCATTTAAAACAGCAGGTTATGTAAAGTCAGATCAAATAGATAGGATCGTTAATACTAAAGCAGATCTTATTGCTTTGGATATTACAACGTTAACAGTTAACGAAAATATTTGGGTTACATTTGAAGGTATCGAATGGAACGTTTATAGATTTGAACAATTACCAACTGTGTTTGTAACAGGAATTGATCGCAATGTAACAGAATTGGTATTGATTTTAAATCAACCTCACGCTTTTGCGGTAGGAGATATTGTAGGATTTACTATGGAGAATCTGACAGGATTCTTTACAATTTCTTCTATTCCTGCAGATAGCAGCTCTACAATCGTTCTTACCATCGGCGAGGACGCAGCAGATCCAGTAATTGACGAAACCGGGTTCGCTAATATTTGGAAGATGACTCCTGCTAGATTTGCAGATTACGAGTTGTTAGACAGATCAAAGGCAGCATTGCTTCCAAATGATTCTAAACTTTGGATTGACTCAGATCAAAACGGCTTGTGGGAAGTTGTTCAAAAGAAGAAGCAATATTCTTATAAATCTATAGCAGACTACGGAGTATCATCTCCTAGCAGAACAGGCGCTAAGGTATTATACGATAATACTAATAAGAGAGTAATCTCTAGCATACCTGGCTCTGGCTATGTTATGGTCTATATCGAAACAACAAGAGGCCTGTCATTGAGACAAATTATTCAACCGCCTCAAGGTTTTGAAAATAAGATGCTTGGTTCCTGGGGCGAGAATATGGCAATCAGCCCAGATTCTAAGTGGTTAGTAATTGGCGCTCCTAAAGCAAGTTCAATTACAACTTACTATCAAGGAGACTTTAATCCGTCGTCTAACTATGACGAAGGCGATATTGTATTGCACGACGGTAAGCTATGGAAGGCATTGAAACCTATTATCTCTGTTGATGGTAGCACAATTAATGTGACCTCTGAAGATTGGGAAATTGTTAAAATTATTCCTGCTTCGGCAACAGGAACAAATCTTGGAGAAACAGAACAAGGATTTGTTAGCATCTACGAATTTGCACAAGAGCAATGGAACTTGAGAACAAGTTTTGTAAGCCCTAGACCTGCAGACTACGAACAT